CCTAGGAATATACAGGTCTCACAGCCTTCTGCTTTGGCCTGTTCTATAAACCATTTTACAAAATCTTCACAGTCATCGTTGTGTATTCTAGAGTTACCCTTTAATCCAAAGTGTATATCTGTAAAACAAGCAACTTTTTTAAAGAATGCCATGTGTTACCATTTCTTTTTTACAGTTGGTTTATGATTAGTCATATCAATTTTATTTTTAAACTTGACCGCATCTAGATCCGCTTTCATATCAATCTTGCCAGTCTTCTTGAATTTCTTATTCAATTTTGCGAGACCAGTTTTGTTAACCTCATGTACGTCGCCGTGTACAGTTTCCATCATTTTCTTGTACGAAGGTGTACTAGTGGCGTTCTCATTCTGCCTGGTGAAACTTGGCATCATGCTGTTGTATTCCAATAGGTCATCTCTGATCGATTGATTTTTCTTTTCGATGTTCAGTATTCTCGTGAATGAATTTGTGATGGCCGCGGTGTAGTATGCAAAAGGATTGTCAGACTTTGATTCATCAAACTGCAAACCGATCTGTGACAGTTGCATCAGTGCTTGTGATTGCATCTCGTCATTATAGGTATAACCTCTCCAGTTTGATCTAGTTCCGTATCTCTCGCACAACTTCATGTACATCATTGCAAGGGTGTTGGTCATCTTACCTTGATTGATTGCCCAGTGTCCATTATCCATTCCGCCGATCCAGTGTGATTTCCCTACACACACTAATTTTCCTTTTTCATCAAACATGTAATGTTGGAATGGCGGAAAGTTCACTTTGCTGTGATGATCTGCTGTCTGTTTTGGATTCTTCTTCCTCTCACTGTCCAATGGCACGTGATCAAACATCATTACCCTGAACACCAGTTCTGTTTTTGCTAATTTTCTAGGTGACACTGTGTAGTCCACTAGTTTAATTTTTTTGAGACCTGAATCTTTAGCCGCCTCCCATGCTTCCTGTGTGAGCCTTTTAGCTTTGGCTTTTCTGGCCATTGCTATAGCGGTGGCATTGATTTTTTTTAAATTTGGTACTATTAAATCATACCGTGCATTTTCTGGTGTTACGTATGAACAATAAGTGTTCTTGCTGGCGTGTATCTGCGCCAATAGATCTCTGTTGTTTAGGTACTTTACTCTCTTCATAATTCCTTTACCTTATTGTTGTTGTGATTCGTGTCGTATGGGTAATTAAGTGTGCCTAAAAAATGCCTATAAATATAGTTTAAGTATACAAAATTTAACAAAGGAAAGCAACCGTTAATATATGGCAACACTAGGTGGTATTATAAAAAACGTGGCAACAGGGTTTTTTAACAAAACTCTGAGCAGGCTCACGGGTGCAGGCATAGCCTCTGATTCGAGGTTAGTACAAGCCAGAGCCAAATGGTCAGGCAGAAGCGATAAGAAAGACTGGCGTGTTAGGTTGGCGGTACCAGATGGCCCATTATCACAGTTCTTTGACTTCGGCAATAATCCAATACTATCGCCATTGGCAGACGCTAACGGTATATTTTGGCCACTTACGCCAGCAGTGGTAATACAGCATTCTGCCAACTACAACGCATTGGCACAGACACACAGCAATTTTCCATTCCAGGCCTACCAGAACTCACAAGTGGACAGCCTGAACATAATTGGAGAATTTCCAGTACAGAATTCCGAGGACGCCAAGCACTGGGTAGCAACAGTGAATTTCCTAAGGACAGCAACCAAGATGTTCTTTGGAAACGATGACAAGGACGGCTTAAAAGGTAATCCACCACCAATATTACATCTTTATGGTTACGGAGATCACATGTTCCATAGGGTTCCGGTGGTGTTGAATTCATTCAACGTTGAACTTAGACCGGGAATAGATTATATCTCCACTAAACAGACCAACACGCCTTACAAACAATTAACAGGGGCAGATGCCGCGTACTTTATGAACGCAGAGGGAGAATCTCAAACCTGGGCACCAACGCTGTCAAACATATCAGTGTTAGTGACACCGATCTACAGCAGGAAGTCAGTAAGCGAATTCTCCATGAAGAAATTCGTTAGGGGAGAACTGAACGGCAAAGAAGGTGGGGTGGGATTCATTTAATGACCAAGTACTCATCAACATCACCATATTTCAAGACACCGCAATCGGCAAACAGTTTGGGAGTCTTCGTCCCTCGTACACTGACGTCCGAGGAGGACGACCAGAGCTACACCATAGAGAGGACCTACGCATACAGGCCTGACCTATTGGCATATGACTTGTACGGTTCACCGAGACTTTGGTGGGTGTTCGCACAGCGTAATCCAGACGAAATAGAAGATCCAATATATGATTTCAAACCGGGTGTGACCATCAAGTTACCCAAACCTGGAAACGTATCCAACGACCTAGGAATATAAAATGTCTGAATACGATGAGTACACAGGCAGACCAAAAAACTTCAGAACTTCTTCTTTTGTTTCTGCTGATAAAAATCTTAAAAAAAGAGCATCAAAAAACACTCAAAAAAAAGTTCAATCGATTTCAAGAGTCAATAACAACGACTTTGAAGTAGGTAAAGGAAATTTACGTCCAAACGTGCTCCACAAGTACGCATCGTACAACTATCTTTTCACGTTGAGTGGCATAAACGAAACAGAACTGAGGACACACGGATACCTCAAGAGTCCACCACACGACATAATAGCGAGGTCTTCGGGGGTCAGTGAACCTAACCTCTCCACTAGACAATTTGTAGAAGAGGATGTCAACAGTAAAACGTACGATCCCGAATTTGCGGCAACAAGAACAACGAGAGAAAACACATACGAAGAAAATTTTGGAGCGAGCAGGTCGATATTATCACAAGGGCTTGACGTTTTCTTCGAAAACGTGAACATGCTGTCCACCACAGGTCCCAACGCTGAACGTAATCTGGGTAACTTCACAAAGATGGAATTTGAAATACACGAGCCCTACAGCATAACACTGGTGGAGAAGATACGTGCCGCCACAGCCATAAACGGTTACGAGGACTACCAGGACGCACCATTATTGTTGACCATAGACTTCAAGGGGTTCGACGAGAACGGTAATCCAGTGCTAGAGGGATCGTCGCACGTGAGGAAGATACCAGTACTGATTGCAAGGGTAGAATTTGACGTGGACCAGGCAGGTGCGAAGTACTCGATAATAGCAGTGCCTTATGGAGAACTGGCGTACGATGACAGATTCAAGTTTCCAAGGACGGACATACCGGTCAAGGCGAACAACTACCAGGAGTGGATAAGCAGGGTGCAAACTGTACTTGATAAAAATCAACAAGATGAAGTAGACGAGGGTCTTAGGGAATTCAAGGACCAGATCAGATTTAACGTACACCCTGACGTCGCGGAACAGGGCAAGTCATACCTCAACGGTGTGGAGTCCACCAACTTCACAGCAGACGTAGTCGAAACCAACGAGATTGGAAGTGGATTCGGTGAGGATGGACTAGCTTCTGTGTTTGGGGATCCGAATCCTAAAGTTAAAACCTCCGCGGGCAGTGGCGGCAGTGGCATATCATTGGTCAAGTACTTTGAGGACGCAATCAGGGCCGGATCGGGATATGAGAAGATCACCGAAGATTTCTGGACAACCTACCTGAAAGGCACGAAAGAATTCACCAGTGACCAGCTGGATGATCCTGCACAGGTGTTGGACATATTTGAAAGCAACAAGATACAAGAGATAGCCATGAAGCACCAGTTCATACATTGGTACAAGATAAAAACGACTGTGGAGACCGACACGAAGCGTTTCGACAGGATAACCAAGATGCACCCCAAAACAGTGACATACCAAGCCGTGCCCTACAGGATACACGTGATGAAATTCCTGAGACCGGGGATCAGCTTGGGCAAGATCGACTGGAACAAGAAGGTACACAAGAGATACGATTACATATACACAGGGGACAACCTTGACGTACAAGGATTGAAGATCAACTACAAGTCGGCATACTACATGAGGAATGTGCGTGGTGACGACAAGGCCAGCACAGAGAACAACCAGATACTGTTCGAGGACAAAGCTAAAAAAATGGTAGATGGGAAAGAAAGATATCCAGAAAATCCACCATTGAGGTCGTACCCAACAGGAGTCAAAGGGAAGAGCAATCTAAAGACAGGAAATGATTCTGAAAAACCACAGGAGTTCTACGATTACCTGACCAATCCTGAGGCTGATATGATGAGGATCGAATTGGAGATCCTGGGAGATCCTGCTTACATATGCCAAGATATGTACACACCTATACATGCTGATAGGAGGACAACATCAGGAGGCACAAGATCGTGGGACAGCGAACGAGATTCATTCAACGCAGACAGCTTCCAGCCAATAATAGCAGTGAACTACAGATTACCAGACGACATAAATGACCAGGACGGACTGATGTTCAGCGATGGCAAGAAATTCAGGGAAGACAACCTGTTCTTCAACGGGCTCTACCAGGTCAACAAGATCGACAGCAAATTTGATAATGGCCAGTTCACACAGACCTTGCACTGTTCTAGGTTCAACAACCAACAAGGTGAGGGGCTAGACCCGACCGTGTCGGCTATGTCCAACAGCAGTAAGAAGAAAATAATAATAGATGGAACACAGAAAAAAGCTAAAGACCTAGCAATAGAGAAAGCCAAGGAATTTGCGGAAGATTTTAAAAATGAATCAGCGTAACAGGATAAATTAAAGTATGACATACAAGAGTTCGGTTGGTTTCACAGATTCGGCCGATAACCAGAAAAATTTCAGTCAGAAATATAACAACGATAATTCCGGTCCTTACGTTGGGACGATAAAATACGTTATAGATCCACTGAGGATGGGAAGATTGGGAGTGAACATTCCAGCCCTTTCTAAAACGACTTCGCCATCATCCAGCCAGATCATATGGTGCCAGTACCTGTCACCTTTCTACGGTGCAAAGAGTATTGAAGCAGTCTCAAAGACGGATCCTTTTGACTACAAAGAGACACAGCACTCATATGGATTGTGGGCGGTACCACCTGACATAGACACAGATGTGTTGGTGTTGTTTGCCAAGGGCGAGAAGGGCGAGTCACAGGCCTACTGGATAGGTTGCATACAGAAACCACTGGTCAACCAACAGATTCCAGCACACGGTGCCAGCACGAACACAAGCATGCCGGCGGGCGGAGCAGATTACAGCCAGAGCAAGGAAGATTTATACGGTACTAGCAGTTTGCCATCAGGCGAGAAGAACATGCGAACGTACAAGGACGGAGAAACGTTAGCCAACGTTAAGGGTTGGAAATATCCAGTAAATGATATTTTAGCGGACCAGATGGAGAAGCAGGGCCTAGTGCAAGATCCTGTGAGGGGAACAATAACAAGTTCTGCTAGGAGGGAATCACCCAGCAAGGTGTTTGGGATCAGCACACCGGGAGCAATACGACCAGACTCGAGGACTTTGAACATTGGCATAAACAACACACCTATCAAGACAGACAGGAATCCGGGACACAGTTTTGTCATGGACGATGGAGATACAGACGAGCAGAATCAATTGACGAGGATCAGGACGGCATCGGGACATCAGATTCTGATGCACGACACAGAGGGCACAGTGTACATTGCCAACGGTTCAGGTAAGGCATTCATAGAGATGGAGAAGGATGGTACAGTAAGTGTGTTCTCGGACGGAGGCATAAACATGAGGACCAAACAGGATTTCAACCTACACTCGGACAGGCACGTGAACTTCCACGCAAAGGGCAGTCTGAACTTCACAGCGGAGCAGAACGTCAATCTCAACGGGGGTTTCAACGTCAACACAATGGAAAAGAATTCTATACTAAAATCATCACAGGGGGCAGTGAGAAGTTACGCCGCGACACAGATAACATCTTTCACGTCTGGGACACAGATGCACGGTGCAGGCGGAAACATAGATCTGGCAGGCGCCCAGGTACACATGAACTCACAGGGTGCTAGAGCAGGATGGGGACCATCATGGTTGGTGCCGGAGCATGACCAAGTTGGCATAAGAGTATCTGATGGGCTAATAGACATAGACACTGAAAGACCGTTCAAGCAAGGTAAAGCCAACAAGATAGAGAACAGCACGACTGTGTCTGACTTCGTGACACACGAGCCATACACGAGAACCAGCGGTACTGCGATAAGGAAGAAATACATCAACGACATAATAGCAAGTATAACGGCAGAGAATCCTAGTGTGTCAGCACAGGACCTGAACAACATAAAAAAACGATTGCTCTCCAAGGACAGCATATCTGCCGTGACAGCAGAGATTAACAAAATTGTCAGTGTGAGCAACAACAAGGTATCGGACTTCGCATCAACAGAGATAAAAAAGCTAGTAGGCAATAACACGAAACTGGACCTTTCACAATTGAACAAAATAAATGATTTACTGGTCAAACCTAACATAGCTGATGTGTCCGGCCAGATCAGGAAAATTGTGGGCAACAACGTGAAACTGGACTTTTCACAACTGAACAATATAAAAACAAAAGTAATGGCCCACCCCACCATAGCCGAGGTGTCGGGAAAGGTTACTGACTACGCCAAAGACATTGTCGGTCTATCTGTCCCTGTGTCACTTAATATTTCATCACTGAATGATCTAAAAAGTAAAGCCACAAATTATAAAAAAGAAATCACCAACATGGCCTCAGGTTTTATACAAGGGAAGTTAGCACAGTACGGTAAGGCCGCGTTCGAGGGTGTTAGATCATTCTTCTCAGGATTTAAATTTAGTGACAGTAGACTGAAAGATCACGTGCAATTAGTTGGCAAGTCGCCCTCAGGTATCAACATATATTCGTTTAAATACAAACAGTCAGCAGGAACATACGAGGGCGTGATGGCACAGGAAGTTCCATGGGCGAGACAAATGACAGACACAGGATTCTACATGGTAGATTACAGCAAGGTGGATGTTGAATTTAGGAGAGTGAACTAATGGCATACGGAGGTAGTGGTAGTGGTAGCGGCGGTGGCTCAGGCAATAGCAACAATTCAGTTACCTTCAAGGGTTTCAGCTCACGTGCGGACAAGCAGAACTTCAAGCTGTACGATTTCGAGGTTGCCAAACAAGATCTCATCAACAGATTATCCGTGAGAAAAGGTGAGAGGGTGGAGAACCCGGAGTTTGGCACCATGATATACGATGCCATATTCGAACCATTCACAGATGCACTCAAAGACGCTATTATAGACGACGTCACAGCCAATCTGAACGCAGATCCACGTATCAGCACAAGCGAAATACTGGTAACTGAAGCAGACAAAGGCATAGCGATACAGGCCACTATAACGTATGTTCCCTTGAATATCACTGAGAAATTGAGATTCAACTTTGATGAGAACTCACTGTTGCGTCTATCTTAATACACGCACATTTCCTAACATATAAATACCATTGTATACACCATGGCAACAACAGATAGACAGAACAGATTACTTGTAGCGGAAGATTGGAGGAAGATCTACCAATCATTCCAACAGGCAGATTTCAAGAGTTACGACTTCGAAACATTGAGAAGGACAATGGTAGCATATCTACGTGAGAACTACCCAGATGATTTCAATGACTTTGTCGAAAGTTCGGAATATGTTGCACTGATCGATCTGATTGCCTACGTGGCACAAGCACTTTCTTTCAGGGTAGACCTGAATGCCAGGGAAAACTTCTTAGAAACAGCAGAAAGAAGAAATTCTGTATTAAGATTAGCAAGACTGATCAACTACAATGCAAGAAGAAACCAACCGGCAACAGGCCTTTTAAAAGTCAACACGATATCAACCACGCAGGATGTCAACGATTCCTCCGGCACTAATCTCGCTAACAGCACAGTGGTGTGGAATGATTCAGCAAATTCAAATTACAGAGAACAGTTCACGGCAATATTAAATGCGGCAAACCAGACAGGACAGTTGTTTGGACAACCGAGAGAGGCAGGAAAGATTGGAGGGATAGACACAGAAGTTTACACACTGAGCTCTAACCAGTTAGATGTTCCGATGTTCCAATTTTCAAAATCAATCGGAGGCATCGGCAGAGATTTTGACATAGTGCCAAGCACTATCAATGACTCGGAATCAATATACGAATCTCCTCCAACGCCTGGGACTGGATTGACTTACACGTACAGGACTGACGGATCAGGTGACAGTTCCAACAACACAGGATTTTTCTTCCTGTTCAAACAAGGACAGTTGCAGAATACAGAATTCACAGTGGACACAGCAATAACAAATTATGTACAAAGCATAGGCCGTAATAACATAAACGATAGCGATGTATGGTTATATCAATTAGATCAGTTTGGTCAGATAGCAGATACATGGACTAAAGTACCTTCTCTTTCGGGGAACAATGCAATATACAATTCATTGTCTAAATCAACAAGGAACATTTACAACGTTGTTACAAAAGCAAATGACTCCGTGGATTTAGTTTTTGGAGATGGCAACTTCTCTGATCTCCCACTGGGATCATTCAAGGCTTATTACAGGATCAGTGACAACGCCAAATATTCGATACAACCTGCCGACATGCAGAATGTTCGACTAGCAGTGCCGTACATAGATGCAAACGGATCTCAACAGACATTGACTTTAAGCATGAGTCTAAAAACAAATGTTTACAACGCCGCGTCAACGGAAACAAATGAATCGATTAAAGAGAAAGCACCACAGGTTTATTATGCACAGAATAGAATGATAACAGCAGAGGACTACCAAGTAGTTCCACTATCAGCGTCACAGGAGATCGTTAAAGTAAGATCTGTGAATAGATCTGCATCGGGTATATCTAGAGCTAAAGAAATTCTAGATCCCACAGGAGCATATTCAGACGTAAGTGTGTTTGCAGAAGACGGAATGCTGTACAAAGAAGAAAGCACACAACAGTTTACCTTCACATTCAACGGACGTAACGAAATACAATCAACGATAACTACATCGGTTGAACCAAAATTAAAAGAAGCATACTCTAGACAATTCTACTACGAGAAGTATGCTAAACAAGATCTAACGTCACTGACTGCAACATGGAATTCGACTACAACTGCCACGAACACCAACACTGGATATTTTGATTCTAGTGGGGCTCTCGTAGTTGGTGACAGTGCAACTTCAAACTTAAAATATGTTAAACCAGGTGCACTGGTTAAATTTACATCTCCGGACACACGGAAATTTTTAAGCGGATCCCTAGTAACGTCTACAACCCAAAATGCAGAAGACAGGGCATGGGCGAAAGTTGGTGCAGTAGAGGGAGATGGTGCTAATGGAGGACTAGGAAATCTTGCAACAGGTGTAGGACCCATAACTCTTTCCAGCATAATTCCAAATGGAGCAATAATCAATTCTGTTATACCCAACCTGACAACAAACTTCTCGACAGCACTGGACAACGACATAATCGACAAGATAGAAGCATACGAGGAATTTGGTCTACGATACGACATAGACACAGAGACATGGAAAGTGATCACAAGCACTAACCTAAGTACAAGTTCTGTCTTTGCCACTACGAACCAAGGTAGCACAGCAGGGACAAACCTGGATGCAAGTTGGTGGTTTAAATTCACCAATGACGGTAACACTTACACAATTACATATAGGAAATTAGAATACATATTTGAATCAGAATCACAAAATAAATTTCATTATGATTTAGAAGAAAAAATATATGATTATAAAACAGGCAAGAGTGTAAAAGACACAATTAAGATATTGAAGACGAACTCTATATTATCATCTGGCAACAGCATAGGATATCCTATAATATGGCAGGTAGTAGATACTATTGCAGAAGCAGACGGCTTCCAAGACAACAGGAAAGTCAAGGTTGGTTTCTTTGACGATGACGATGACGGAGTGGTTGATAATCCAGAAATATTTGACATATTCATAGAACCAGATACATCGGTGTCCACTAAATTTGTTTTCTTTGAGAAGTACACATCTTATGATACTATACAGAGATTCAGACCATATGCCGCAACTAATTTCATAGTAACATTAAACGAAACAAGTATCAATTTAAACACATCGACTTACACAGACGGGCAGTTGTTCTATTTCTACGCAGACGCTGAAAATGTTATTAAGAAATATACATTAGCAAACAACACACTGTCGACAACAACGGACTACGAAGCAAAGAAAGGTAGAAATTCCATAGATTTCCGTTACAAACATCATGCTGGACAGGAAACTAGGATTGATCCTAGTGTGTCTAACATTGTAGATGTGTATCTTCTAGAAAGATCATACGACAACTTGTATAGAATATGGTTACAAGACGGAGGAATGATGCCAACACCTTCCACAGCGGACCAACTGAGAATAAATTATTCAGGAACGCTAAACCCATTGAAATCACTGTCAGACCAGATCATATACCATCCAGTGAAATACAAGATACTGTTCGGATCAAATGCGGAGGAAGAATTACAAGCAACATTTAAAGTTGTAAAAAATGCCAGAACAAACGTTACAGACGCAGTGGTCAAGACAAGGGTGATATCTGCAATCAACGAGTTCTTCGCATTAGACAACTGGGATTTCGGAGACACATTTTATTTTACAGAATTAGCCGCTTACATACACAATCAACTCGCTCCGGATCTTCTAACAGCAGTTATTGTGCCAAACCAGTCGGGACAGAGCTTTGGGTCTCTCTTCCAATTGAATTCAGCGGCAGACGAAATTTTTATCAGTGGGGCCACCGTTGATGATGTTTCAATTATTAGTGCATTAGGAGCCAACCAACTAGCGGCTTCCGGCACTGTGATTACATCGACATCAACTGCCACAACAAATACGACAACAGGATCAGCAGTGTCAGGCTCTACTACAACAGGTTCGGGATCAAGTACCGGCAGTAGTGGGGCTGGATACTAATGGCCGATAAGTCAATAAATTCACAATCAAATCAAGAAGTTGTTAAACAAGGCGACAACGAACTGAGAAGAACAGTTCAGCATCTACCTGCGTTCTACAGAACAGACTCAAACCAACGATTCTTGTCAAGTACCCTGGACCCTTTGGTGCAGAAGGGCGAGCTAGAAAGATTAGACGGGTACATTGGAAAACAAGATGCCTACACTAGAACAATAACAGACAGGTACATAGGAGCCACAAACAGAGACAGAATGGCATACCAGTTGGAACCTGCTGTTACATACACAGACAGAGACACCACTTCGATAAATCCAGAGGACCAAGTTAAGTTTGCTGGAACTTATGACGACTATATAAATCAGATCAAATACTTTAGTGGTAACGTAGACAATCACGACAGGTTAAACAAAGAAACCACATACAGTTGGAACCCGGCTGTGGACTATGATAAGTTAATCAATTACAGAGAGTACTATTGGGTACCTGCAGGGCCAACAGCAATAGAGATAGATTCAGTAGGAAAGTTAGCAGTATCGGAATACAAAGTAAATGCAATAACAGGAGCATATACATTTCCACACAAAGGTAATGCATCAAATCCAGAACTTGTACTGTATAGGGGAAACACTTACAAATTTGACGTAAATGCAGTAGGACATCCTTTCTACATCATGACAGAACCCCACAAGGATCAGTTAAGTTCAGATGGATCAAGTTCTACATTACAGACATTAGGGGTCAGCAACAACGGAGCAGATGGCGGGATAGTAACTTTTGTAGTGCCAACAGATGCACCGAACACTTTATACTACCAGTGCGGCAATCACGATTCCATGTACGGGATATTGAATATAAAAACAGTAGCAACATCTACTACTATTGATCCAGCAAATGATATCGAAGGAGTTAAGAATTATAGTCTGAGAACATTGGCCTTGTCTAATGGTATGAAAATTAAATTCACTACAAGTAAAGTAGGAACAACATACCAGAGCAAAGAATATTACGTTGAAGGTGTGGGAGAAGCAATCACGCTGACAGACACTGCTAATCTTTCAACTCCGGAAACTTATGCAGACAACGGTGTACCCAAAGACAAGGATTACATAACAATCAACAGGTCCTCACTGGACCAGAACGCATGGTCGAGATACAACAGGTGGTTCCATAAATCTGTGATAGAGGAAGCCAGCAGGATAGCAGGAACCGAGTTAGTGTTAACCGAGTCCGACAGGGCCAAGAGACCTATTATAGAATTTGATTCTGGACTTGCACTTTACAAATATGGTACAGTGGCAAAAACACCAATAGACCTTTTTGACACAACAACCAGAGACGCATTGAGCATAGTGCCTAACACACAAGGTTATTTCGTTGATGGGGTTGCAATAACAGACGGAATGAGAATAGTGTTCGCGGGTGACACAGATCCTCTAGTGAAGAACAAGATATATGTTGCAAATTTTGTAAACGCAGGTGATTCGTCACTAGTATTATCGCTGACGTTGACAGAAGCTTTTGATGGCACAGTTGCTGATAAGGAAAACATATACATCAAGTCGGGACTGGCTAACAAAGGAAAATCTTTCTACTACAACTCTACTACAACATTCTGGGAAGCGACGCAGACCAAATCTGCAACCAACCAACCACCGTTGTTCAACATGTATGACAACAAACATACACTTTTTGATGATGCAACAATGTATCCAAGTTCAACATTCGTAGGAGCCAAGGTTTTCACTTATGCAACATCAGACACAGCAACTACAGATACAGTATTAGGCATCAAAGTAAAATACAAAACAATTAACAACATCGGAGACATAGTATTTGATTCAGATCATACAAGTGGGACATTCACTTATAAGTCTGGGACAACAACAGTTACTAAAAATTTAGCAGAAGGGCACTTGCATTACACAACTAGTAGGGAAGGACACAATTCTAAGAGTGCTTGGGTTAAAAGACCAAAGGAAAGCAAACAGAGAGTAATTAGAACACACATAGTTGATAAGACTGAGAAAAAGTTATTCCCTATAGACTTCTACAAGAATTCTGCCGCATTAACAGACCTAGAAATTTCAGTGTCAATTAACGGCACGAGGAAGACACTTACAACAGACTACACGTTAGTGAACGGAACAACCAACAAGTACATAAAATTTGTTAAAGAATTAAAAGTGAATGATCAGATACGTATGGCTGGTTATAGCAGTGCTGATAAAGTTGTCGGAAAAGGGATATATGAGGTACCTGATAATTTAGCAACCAACAGCTTAAACCAACAGCTAGGAACATTTACGTATGGACAGATATTAAATCATGTGAGGGATATATTTGACAAGAACCAAGATGTAACAGGTACTATACCGGGTACATCTAATCTTAGAGATAAACCAGATTCCAGATTAAAAGGCGGTAGCATACATCAGCATGAGGGATCTCTACTTCCGGCAATTTTTGGATTGATAGATCAGGAGTCAAATGTGATTTCAGCTATGGATCACTCTAATCATGAATATGAGAAATGGTACGACGCATTTTTAACACACGCAACAGGAACAGCATATGAGGGAATTGCCTCAGATCGGGTTGACGAGATAGTAATAGCAATAACACAAGGAAAAAATTATTCTTTCCCATTCTATTACGAGGACATGATAGGTTGGGGAGAAAATGTTTCTACTAGAACATACACAGTGCAAGGCACATTACAGAACGAATACGCACTTGACTCGCAACACAGCATTACCTCATTAAGCAATAGGGCAGTATATGTATACGTGAATGATATACAATTGACCAGAGGAACAGATTACACTTTTAGCACAACAGACGACACTGTCAGCATAACAGCAACACTGGCAGTAGGGGATATTGTCAAGATTAAGGATTACGCAGATACCACAGGAAGTTACATGCCACCAAGTCCGACTAAACTAGGAATGTATCCTAAGTTTAAACCTGAGTTGTTTACTGACGACACTTATATTACAAGTACGTCAGTTATTAGAAAACACGATGGATCGATCGTAAAAGCCTATGGTGATACCAGAGATGATTTAATACTAGAACTAGAAAAAAGGATTTACAACAACTGTAAGGTTGCTTATGACAGCACACTGCTGGACATACACGATGTAAAACCAACAGCTTTTTCATCGTCGGAATACACGTTAACGGAAATTAACGACGTTATGGGTGCAGACTTCTACTCATGGGCAGGCAGGAACAGTGTGCAGTACATCAACAACACACAGTTCGTTGAAGGAACACCGTTTACTTACAACTATGCCCTTTCTACTAACAGGATCTCCGGCGAACAATTGCCAGGATACTGGAGAGGAATATATCAATATTTCTATGACACAGACGCACCACATGTGAGACCATGGGAGATGTTAGGACATTCTCAAAAACCCAGCACATGGGACGCAACTTACGGAGCGGCACCATACACATCGGGCAACGATGTATTATGGAATGCCATAGCCACAGAACCAGGACATTTTGGAAAACCAACCATCCGCAATTACCTACCGGTTGATGCATCAGGAAACCTACTAGACCCAATAGCGGCAGGACTTATAGATTACTTCGACATACCCGGAAGATCATTGCCGTGGAAGTTTGGCGATCAAGCCCCGGCAGAGACTTCTTGGAGAAGATCTAGTGCTTATCCTTTCACTGTGATGAAGACACTGGCACTTACGAAACCAGCTAAATTTTTCGCCAACTACTTTGATATTTCTAGAATGACTACCAATGTATCAGGCAATCAGATCTCGACCGACACAGGGGTACGTATCACAGTTGCAACAGCGAAATATCACCTAGAGACGTCAATTGATAATAACACAGGAATCACTACGAGGTACCAGACAGCAGGCTACCAAAACTTTGTTGTGAACAATTTAATAGCCAAGAATCTAGATCCAATGACATTTTATTACAACAAGATGAAAAATTTGAATGTGCAGTTAGCATACAAATTAGGAGGATTCACGGACAAGGGCAACTTGAAAGTGTTGACAGATTCTGTGTCACCGGGGTCTACTGCAGGTTCAAAATTCCTACCAGACGAAAACTACAAGATTTTATTCCGTACTTCAAATCCAGTGGAGAGTTTTGAATATTCTGGTGTACTGATTGAGAAAAATGCCGATGCAGGTGTTGACGGATCTACACTACTAGGCGGATACAAGATACTAGGATATTCTACAACGAAACCTTACTTTAGATTTAACTACCCTGTAAAAACAACATCTAGTTCTAATATGACAGTTGATGGAACAACAATACAAAGATACAGCTCATACCAAGAGAATGTGCAGACTATACCTTATGGTTATGTGTTCACTACGATACAGGATGTTGCAGATTTTCTTTTTGGATACGGACACTGGTTAGAAGAGCAAGGCTTCAGATTTAACAAATACTCGAATGAGATAAAGGAAACACTAAACTGGGCGAACGCAGTCAAGGAGATGCTATTCTGGACAACACAGCAATGGGCACCGGGTAGTGCTATAACAGTATCACCGGCGGCGGACGGTTTTGAATTGGACACTAACAACTCGATCGTTGGTAGGTTAAGAAACCTTGCAGGAGATTACTCGTTACTGGACGCAGGTGGGAGAAAGATAGACATTAGAGAGATCAGCACCAAACGTGTAGGCAAGACATTTGACATAGGAGTCAAGTCCGACAATATAGGTCTTTACAACATAGCACTTAACACAGTGCAGAAAGAACACTTATTACTGTTTGACAACAGCACAGTTTTCTCAGATATCATATATGATCCGTTCACGGGATTCAGACAACAGAGATTAAAACTTGTAGGTTGGAAGACTGCAGGTTGGAATGGAGATTACTATGCTCCGGGATTTGTTTTTGATGCCGCACAGGTCACTTATTGGACGGCCAACACAGACTACAGACTTGGCGATTCGGTGGAATACCAAGGAAAGTTTTATGTAGCCAAGTTCAACCATGGATCGTCGACAACATTTGACAATGCACAATGGATAACAAAAACAGAAAAACCATCTCCACAGCTAATACCAAACTTCGATTACAAGATCTCGCAGTTCGGAAATTTCTATGATATGGAATCAAACAACTTCGATGAGTCACAACAGCAGTTGGCACAGAGGTTGATAGGTTACCAAAGCAGGGATTATCTAGAAAATCTATTCGTCAACGACGTATCACAGTATAAATTTTATCAAGGGTACATCAGGGAGAAAGGCACACAGAATGCCATAGACAAACTGACAAAGGCCAGTTACGAGGGATCAAATATAAATTTAGATCTTTACCCGGAATGGATGATCAGGACTGGGAAATTTGGTAACACTGATTCTATAGAAAGCATACAAATTACTTTGAAAGACGACGAAGTGACGGCAAATCCACAGAGCATAGAACTTCTAGCAACTTCAAACCAAGACAAGCAATACACACGTTCTCTAGCAGTTGTCAGCTCAGACCTTTACTACAAGCCAGTTGAATACAACACTAGTACAACATTTTCAAAATATGATTACACCGAGCAAGGGGTGGACAACGATTCCATACAACTGCTAAAGACAGCAGGTTACCCGCAATTAACTCAAGTACAACAGACAGCATTCGACATATCGGATTTGTTAAGCACAGACATGAATGCCGTGACAGGCAATGACCTAATATGGGTAGCCAACAAGAGTAACAAGGATTGGGATGTCTATAGATTGACATCGGCTTCGTACAAGATCAGCACACTAAAAACAATCAATGGTACTTTACAATTAGAAATAAAATTCACAGACTCGCATGGATTATCAGCAGGTTCCACGGCCACAGAAGCAGACTACTTTGGAATATCAAACAGCGAGGAAGCGACACTGAACGGGGTCTACCAAGTAAGCAGTGTGTCTGACCACGACACTGTTATAATAGACTACGTAGGCAATACAGGTTTTATTCCTACACTTGCAGATGGTTCGACAGCAGACAGCTACGGGAACGTCTACAAGTTTGTTTCTGTTAGGTTAAGCTCAATGGACAATGTAAATGACCTAATAAGTTACAATGTTTTCAATGACAAAGATGATGCTATTAATAAAGAAGGTGACAAGGTATTTGCAGATGCAGATGCATCCGGCTTATGGAAAGTGTATGAGAAACAAGATCCTTACACCACTTGTCTAATACTTTCACCTGACACAACAACGTTGGACCAGGAGTTTGGACACAGGATCGTAGCACGTAATGACGGAAGGACAGTTATAACGTCAGCCCCTGGAAAAGGACAAGGAGAAGTACACTTCCTGTTCAGATCTTCCGCGGTAGCAGGAACAACTTTACAGACACAAATCACAGCTACAATGTCAGACAACAACGATAACACTAGTAGACTAGGTGACTCGTTATCAATGAGTACTGATGAGAACTTTGTAGTAGCAGGTGCACCATACACAAATACACTAGGGTTGGATGGCAGTACTAGACAACTGAACGCAGGATTAATAAAAATCTATGTTTGGGATCCGACGACATTCAAATACGGAATACTAGACACTATCTCTCCACCAACTGACGGTTCAAGTGCAAACGAGGATCTTAACTTTGGATGGGCACACAAGATATCAGAACCGACAGCAAGTTCACAGAGAAGCACAGCACAGAAATACCTGTTTGTTTCAGCACCAGGTCATGACAGTGACAGAGGCAGGGTGTACATGTACACTTGGGGAATTGGGGCAGATGGTTCAACTTATTCTGCATGGACGCAAGACTACACACTGGAAGCACCGACCGGCGGTAGCGGACAAAGATTCGGACACAGGATACAGGCCAACGACAACGGTGACATACTGGCGGTTAGTTCACTAGCACCAGGCAACGCCGGAAAGGTAGAAATATTTGTTAGATCGGGAACATCGAGTGATGGAAGCACACAGAATTCATTCACACTGGTACAAACATTAACAGGCGTCGCATCCGATGGATCTAGCAATGATTTGAACTTTGGTGAGTCCGTTGCAATGAGCAAAGACGGCACGACACTGATAATAGGTGCCCCGGGAGTAGACAACACAGATCAACCAGATGCAGGAATAGTTTACTACTACAAATGGAATGCAGATGGGTCGACCAACACATACACTTTGCAACAGACAATAACAGCACCGGATAAATTGAGCAATATGAAATTTGGCTCAACGCTAGACATCAACGATGCCGGCACAAGGGTAGTGATAGGGGCAGAGTTAATGTCTACCAGCAGAGAAATGAAATTTGATTCTGGGCAGACCACTTTTGATTTACAGGATACAACTATATCAGACTTGAACACAGGGTCAGGAGCGGCGTACACAGCCACTATGTACCATAGTAAATTTATAATAGACGATAGGCTGGTATCGGACAAAGTATCAGCAAACGATGATTTTGGACGTGGAGTGTGTATGACCAACGACAACGTATTTGTAGGTTCGCCTATGGATGATGGCAACACAGGGATAGTTAATGATGGCACCCTGTATTGTTATGACCTGACAGTGGCCGGCGAATATGCGTGGAACAATATAGCATCAGAAACAACAATGATAGACACCAACAAGCTAGGACAGGTTTTCGATTTTGATAGCAAGACCAAACAGATCAGAAACTATTACGATCTCTACGATCCCGTTAAGGGAAGAATACTTGGGGTGGCTGACAGAGAGATCAACGTTAAGTCAGCATGGGATCCTGCATCTTACAACACAGGTGAGGATGTAAACAATAAAATACTATGGACAGACGACCATATAGGAGAAGTGTGGTGGGATCTGTCAACGGTCAAATGGACATGGTATGAACAAGGTGATCAAGAACACAAAGCAAACAACTGGGGTAAAATCTTCCCGGGCTCTAGCATTGATGTTTATGAATGGACAGAATCGACACTACTGCCAACAGAATGGAATGATATATCAGGAACACAGGGAGGCACGGCACAAGGCATATCAGGAACGGCTCTAAACAAATATGCATTCTCTTCTGTATACAACTCGAGACTAGACACTTTTGTAAATTACTATTACTATTGGGTCAGAGGCAAACAGACAATGCCCACAAACAGCGTTGTAACTAGGAAGAACACAGTGGCATACGTGGCTAATCTGATAGAGAGTCCACAGAATTTTGATGTCAAGTATTACAGTGTGACAGACACGAACAAAATATTAATTAACAACATTACTGATCTAGTAAATGGTGACATAGTACTCAACATTGATATAAGATCTAACACCTTCGATGGTGATGCACACTCAGTATGGAAACTAGCAAGAGAAGGAGACAAGGAGTGGAGACCAGGGCATCAAATAGAGACACGTTGGTGGGATTCGTTGGTAGGCAAGAACTCGGCGGGAGATTCCGTGCCAGATCTAACCCTTCCTCTGAATGAGAAATATGGGAACAGCATAAGACCAAGACAGAGTTGGTACACAGACAGATTTACAGCACTGAAAGAAATAGTTGACTACTCGAACTCCGTGTTAAAACAACATCAACTTGTGGGACAGATTCAGCTAACAAACCTCGAGGCAAAAGAACCAGAGCCGACTGCACAGAGTCTTGTGTGGGACGACAAAGTGGACACGTTTGCAGAACTGGGATACCTATACACAGGAGACGTGTCAGGTAAAATAAACTATCTTGTCAGAGCAGATGAGACCGCCAACAATTTTTGGTCAATATACCAATGGGACGGGGCACAATGGTCAAGGACAAGGGTACAGACATATAATACTTCAGGATTCTGGAGTTACACAGACTGGTACAAAACAGAAGGTGCTATGTCCCATGATGGAAATACTAAGATAGACAAACAAGTGACTTACGAGTATGAATTAGACACACTAACACTAGACACAGGCAAACATGTAAAAGTGACAAGCGCCGACACAGGTGGATGGAAATTGTACATGAAGACAACCTCAGGTTGGGAGAATGTAGGAACAGAAAATGGAACAATAAGAATTTCAACGAAACTGTATGACTACTCACAGGATGCCACAGGGTTTGCAGGGGGAGACAACTTCGATGACAACTTCTTCGACCAAGAACCTTCATTGGAGACTAGGCACATATTGAAAGCAATTAGGGATGACATATTCATTAATGATCTTGCAGTGGAGTACAACAACATATTCTTTATTGGGCTGAGGAAAGTATTAGAAGATCAGACATATGTTGACTGGATGTTCAAAACAAGTTTCATCAATGCTACAAACAGTGTTAGGAAACTGGATCAGAGGAAAACATACACAGCAGGAACAGACAGCTGGATAGAGAGTTACATAAACGAAGTCAAACCTTTCCATACAAAATTGAGAGAGTACAAGTTAGGATACACCAACCTAGAAACACAGGATGGCATATTCACAGACTTTGACAATCCACCGTTCTATGATGCAACAAATGACAGGATTAAATCATTAGACGTGTCCGTAGACACCGATAAGCTGACAAAATATCCATGGCAGATGTGGTATGACTACCACAAAAAACATGTGGCATCGATAACAGTGACCAAAGGTGGATCAGGATACGTGTTAACTCCAACGGTGACAGTATCGGTAGGGGATGACAGCACATCAGCTACCGCAACAGCGACCATAAGCGGAGGAGCAGTGACAGCCATAACAGTGACAGGAATAGGCGGCAGTTATACTACAACACCAACGGTGACCATCACAGGAGGGTTAGCAGACGGATCAAATCCAACGGATATTGCAAAAGCATATGCAAATCTAAACAACGACCTAGTCAGAGATTTCAACACAACAATCAAGTTTGACAGGGTGTCCAGCACCTCAAGGGTAGTGGACTGGAAAGCATCTACCAGCTATGCATACAACGATCTGATCAGACACAAAAATGAATTATACAAAGCAACAAGTGCCTTCACTGCAACTACGGACTTTGATGACAACATAGGTAACCTGTATAAAATTTACGGCGATGAAACAGGATTTACTGCGGCAGACAGAACAAAAGGGTTCTACACACCGACTTCGGGAATGGCAGGCAACGAACTTTCACAAGTCATGACAGGTGTTGACTATGGCGGAACTATGGTAACAGGCTTACTATTTGATCAGAACCAAGGGTGGGATCAGTCTAACTGGTACGACTACCCGTGGGACAACTACGGTAACTCTGCCATCAATGCATTCATAGCCGATGGATCAACAGTAGCATACACTTTTGCAACAGCACCAGCGGTCGGACAGGTGTTCTATGCTTATGCAACCAAAGACGACAGCACGAGAACAAGGTTGTCAGACACATTCACAGGGGATGGGTCAACTACAACATTCTCACTCAGCACAGCACCAGACGAAAACGCTTTTATTGAATTCATCAACGCAGACGATGACGGAGTGTTGACGCCGACAGACGACAGGACATTAGATTCGATAATAAAAGGTGGATTATTCACTACAGGTGGACTATATGCATCAGCACTGGGATCAGCACCATCGGACATCAATCTAGATGGAGATGACTTCATGGGAGTGGAATCGAGCTACGCACCAGAGGAGACAGTGCCAGGACAGATATTCGACACCCTAGACATCAAAGTATATACAACACCGGAGTCAGGTGTTCCTTTAATATCTGACATGGTCCACCAGGGCAACGGCTCCACGACCACGTTCTCACTGGGAGATCACCCAGGAACATTAGGATCTGTGACAGTGGCAGTGGACGGCGTGATTAAGAAATTGACAACGGACTACACGGTCAACGTTGGAAACAAGACGATAACATTCGGTACTGCACCTGTTGTTAACAGTGTTGTGTCAACAAAAACATTTGCGATATCAGGAAAAGATTTTATGGTGTTGGATCATTACTATGGTGACGGATCGACAGTACAATTCACTTCGTCATCAAGAGAGGATTTCGATCTAGACTCGACACTGTCAGAACTATACGTGACAGTGGACGGTGTGCCAACAACAGCATTCACAACGGCAACAACAACTCCGGAGTACGGAGATGGGTCAACGACCAAGATCGGGAACACACTTGTGTTAACTTTCAGTTCAGCCCCTCCGGCAAACGCATTCGTACAGATAGCAGGGTTCCGTAAAGACACATCATCATTTACAAGGAACTATGCGAGCATCAGGAACGAGTCAATAACATATGATGGTTCCACCACACACGTACTGACATATCCGGCAGGAACGATCAGACCATACACGGGACTGACCATGATAGAAGCCAACGGTAAGATGTTGAGATCCCCAGACACGACCTACTACATGGGTGACGGAAGCACATACACCTACGGTGTGACATCTGGCTTACTGGATGACTCTACTGTGGATCCAGCAAAGACAATTTCATCAGCGGATCAAGTGGAAGTGCATGTCAATGGAGCATTAAAAACACTGACCACACATTACACTGTGGACATAGGAACACAGAACATCAACTTCACGTCAGGCAATGTTCCCACAGCAGACGAAATGGTCAGCATAACAACTTTCGTTGATCACCATTACAGTATTGACACCAGCAACAGACTGGTACTCAACCTGACACAGATAGCATCAGACGGATACACGCTGAATGTCAATGACGAGATGTCGGTGACCACATTCAACAATGCGGTAGGCATGAGTCTGAGAAGAGAAGTTCTTGAAGGGAGAGCAGATGGAGTGTTTAAACTATACTTTGAGCCAGCAAACTCCACACACACTAGAGTGTGGTTCAACGGAGAACAGTTGACAGTAGGGTATGACTACAAACTAGTCGGAAACACGATAACCGTGGCAGGCAAGACTATAACATCGTCTGACAGACTGGATGTCTTGTATTTCGCATCTCCGAGTGTGACGAACTCCACAGGATTCAGGATATTCAAGGACATGATGAATAGGACTTTCTACAAGCGTATTAGTAAAACAGCGACGACAGAATTAACATTAGATTTATTAACAGATGCTACAACGATAACAGTCAAGGACGCAACATTGATTGCAGATCCGCAGGTGGTTTTATCTGTGGATGGATCAACAGTGGCAAAAAGATTACCAGGGGTAATATTCATAGACAAGGAAAGAATAGAATATTCCGAAAAAACAGGAAACACGTTAGGACTAATAAAACGTGGAACCCTTGGAACAGGAATTAAGGAGCATGGTTCAGGTGCAGACGTGGTAGACGCATCAGGAACTCAAACCATCCCTTATGCGGACACGGTACACACCAACACCTTCACAGGTGACGGCAGTACGGCAACATTCGCACTATCACAAGCACCAACCTCTGCTAGTGAGTTAGACATATTCATTGGTGGCCAACGATTAGTCGGAAATCCTAAATTAAACGA